GCGTACACCGCCGATCAATCATACAGCAACGACTCTCGCTTGGGGATGAATCAGCCTATCACCGTAGCCGAGGGCGAGGAACTGAACGCGGCAGTTGCTGCGGCGCGGGCAATACTTGAACCTTGACTTTACATGTGTCGCGCAGTATACTTAGTAACGAGGTGACATCATGGCGTATAAACGAAAGGCAGGAGTGTTGCGTGTTGAACCAGACTTACTTCATAGATTGAAGGTGTTGTCAGCGCAAAAGAGGACTACCATCCGTGCGCTGACAGAGGAAGCGATCAGGCGGTTGTTGGCAGAGCGAGAAGAATGAGATCAGAAGCTGTCCGGCAAGAGGTATTGAGCCTTGACAATTCCCGATGTCAGCTCACAGGCGCACGCGGTTCTGAGGTGCATCTAAACGTACATCACGTGAAGCCATTGGGTTCAGGCGGTAGTGAAGCGCTAGACACGGTTGATAACGGAATCACGCTCACTGAGTCGATCCACCTTGACGGGGTCCATCCTGGCGTGAGCGTGCCAACGGTGCGGATTCTGCGCTGGGATCGTGACGACAAAGAGGGCGGGCTAGTCGTTATGCGGCGCGAAGGTGCGGGCGATGACTGGCATGAGTGGCCGAAGTCTAAACTTTGGTTCTATCAGCGTCAGGAAGCGGAGGCATTGGAATCCGAGATCGAGATGGTTCGTCAGGTGCAGCTAGTCGAAAGCAAGCACGCGGCGATTATGGCGCACATATGGCGCACTTATGACCTCATATCGGACGCCAAAACTCCAGAGCAGTTCGTCGCCGGGTTGGGGTTGGATTCCAACAAGGCGCGGGATGAAGCGCGGGCGGCGCAGTGGATCGAGGATAATGGCTTGACGTGGCCGGACGGTGCGAACGTGCGCAAGGTGCTGTTGATAGCATCGACGCAATCAGCTAATCCGGGCGGTTGGCTAGATCGTGCGGTTGACGCAAGCTACTCCGATCTACGCAAGGAACTCATTGCCGAGGGGTTGAAGGTGGCGACAATGCGTTGGTATCTTCTGATCGGCGAGCACAAGAGACCGCTTGGCAGAGTGCAGACGGACACGCTATTCGTTCGCTCACGTGACTATGAGATCGTGATGAACCGCATAGGCGATGGCGTGAAGGTGGTCGAAGTCAATGCGTTCAAGGCTGGTATCCGCTGGGATCGCAAGGCGCAGAAGCTGTATGATCGGACGGGGAATGAGATTTCATTCGAGACGTGGGAGAAGGAGGCATGATGGAAGGATCAAGCTACTTGTACTGGGTAGAGAACAACCGTGCATATCCGGTAACGGACACCGAAGGTAGTACCGATGGATGTGTCCGCTCAGTTAAGATTGAGATACCAGGGGAGTCGAGGACAGAGGACAGAGATCTTTGGCATAGTCATGGCTATTTAATTGTGCAAAATCGTGGATGTTCGTTCTTTGAGGCTAGGGGAATACTCTTTCCTGGAGAGGAGGCGTGATGTCTGACACGCACGCGGTTCATCGCCAAGCGCGAAACAAGCACGGCAAGATTCGACTTTGGGTGATCGAGAAGAAGGAGGGCGGCGTCTGGGTGCGGGTGAGAGTTCACCGTGGCCAAGATGGGCCTAAAGTGAGCCGCGGTCAAAGGGTGCGCCGGTTGAAAGGCAAAGAACTGCGGGATAGTCAGGCGGAGGGACGCAAGATACCAATGTCGGACAGTGAGATCAAAGACACCTTGGGATGGTGAGAAGATTGATATGCGCTGGTAGCTCAATGGATAGAGCGGGGAGGCATCCTGACGATGTGGGTTCGACTCCCACCCGGTGCTAAGATTGTGACGGCTGTTCTACCGCTAAGACGGCCCAGGCAGGGGACGGCGCAAGACCAATTCTGCCCATTCAGCGCGTGGCAGTGATCGAGCCAAGAAGACGCTGGATCGATAGAGAGCTGGGCACCCAGCCGTCGCAACATCACGCAAAAGGAGGCTAGTATGGCAGAGAAGAGAACGCGGGTAGAGTTGGGAATGCGCGTGGCGGAGCTTGAGGGGATAGTGGGACCAATGGTGCAGTTCAGCAAGCAGGTCGCACTAGCTGAGAAGCGTGGCGTAAAGGTGCTAGACATCGGGCTGCGGATTGATCAGCTACGTCCGCTGGTTGAGTGTGCGGAAGAGATACGAGGGCGAGATGACAACGCGTAGTCACCCGTGCGAGAAGTGCGGTGGGGCGACATATGGGTAATATGGAAGATAAAAGATGCAAAGTCAAGTTATCTAGTGACGTAGATAGCGGGGCATTGATAACGCCAGATGACCGACCTAAATCGGGGCGGTCCTTGCGAGACGACCTTTGCTGGCCCTCGGGTGTGTGTGGTTCCATCCGTCAAATGGATAGCCATGCCCGAGGTCGGTCGTACACCTTTTGACTACAGAGGGGGGGGCGTGATGGCGCGAAAGTACAAGATCCACAAAGTCAGGTGCATGCGCTGCGGCCATGTGTCGTGGTGGCGATCCGATCACCGATACGAATGCGCAGAATGTGGGAGCAAGCAGGCGTCGGCTGTTGACTTGGTGCGCGAGGCATTGCGGGAACAGCGAGCAGATGTGCAGCGTAGGCTAGTTGCTAAGAAGCGGATGGATGCGTTTTTCAATCTTCCGCAATACCCGGACTCGCTGATGGGAGATGCTCGGGTACAAGATAGAGGAGGCGTGAGATGAAGAAGCAAGGCAACGTATCTGTGGATTATGGCGTGTTCACTGCTTTGCGGATGCTTGCCGTGGAAGACTACGAAGCGGGGAGACTGTCGGGGGCTAGGTTAGCATGGCTATTGGAATGTGGGTTAGGTGAAGAGGTGCGGGCTGCTAAGGTTGTGAGGGCTGCACAGGATAATATAACGATGGAGCTGATTGGCGGTGATGGGTAATGACTGAGAAACACGCAGGCGGGCGGCCACGCAAGTATGAGACGGTTGAGGAGATGGAAGAGAGGATCGATGCGTACTTTGCGAAGTGTGATGAACGGGTAGTGCGGATGGTCGTTGGCGATAAGAACAAACGAGAACTCGTTGATGTTCCACGCCCTGAAACATACACAGTGCAAGGGCTTTCTGTCTTCCTTGATCTTACTATGGATGGATTGCTCGTATATGAAAAGCGCGATGAGTTTTTTGGAACTATAAAAAAGGCGAAGGCGATCATCGAGGAGAACAAGGTTACTCACCTGTTGGATGGTGATGGATATGGCCCCGGTCGCATCTTCGATCTTAAGAACAACTGTGGGTGGGTAGACAAGCAGGAGCTTGAGCATAGCGGCGAGATCAAAGGTCCGCTCGTGATCATCCGTGGGCCGGGGAAGGGAGAGGATAAGGAGTGATGTGTCCGAGATATACGGGTATGCGGGAGTCGGGGATGATGAAGCGGAGGAATAGGGGCAAGAAGAGGGGGTGATTTCCGTGGGCGAATACGACTGCTACCTAGTGACATTGGTGCGTGACTACGAGATTGCGCGATGCGCTGTAAAGACAAAGACCGATTACCTTTACGTAAGCAAGGAGGATGTTTGGTCGGAGCTTCCAGAGCATGTTCAGAGCTATGGCAAGGTTGTCCGGGTTGAAAGAATCTTTGAGGTTCTTATCGAGAGCGAGTGAGGGGGTTGTGGAGGAGCGCACGATGGTCAGCAAGGTAATAACCGCTCTCTGGTTCCAGACCGCGACGCTTGACGCTGTCGATGCTGGGGTGCGGTACATCGCCATGATGGGTGGCACGGGCGGCGGTAAGACGTGGTGGGGACCGTCCTGGATGGCCTACTTGATCGCACATGACTATGCGGCGGGGAACGGAAAGGGAGCGCGGTACATAGCGCTAGGGCGCACTTATCGGATGTCAACGGACATCCTTGTACCTGAGCTGATGGATCGCTTCCAGGGGACGACGCTCGAAGGACATTATCACGCAGCAAAGGAGACATACGAGCTACCAACCGGGGGCACGATCTACTTCCGATCCGCTGACAAGCCGTACCGTATCGAAGGACATCACACGAGGGGTATGTGGGTCGATGAGCCGTCGGAGATGCTAGCGCTAATCTGGACAATCATCCAAGCGCGTACAGGATTCCATCAGGCGCCGGTTCTCTTCACGGGCTATCCGACGAACATGGGCTGGTACAATCAGAGCATCTTCAAGCCGTGGGAAGCCGGGGATACCAACTACTGCGTGATTCAGTTCGAGTCAACCGACAATCCGATGTACCCACGGGCGGAGATGGAGCGGGCACGTGAGACGATGCCAGCGTGGATGTTTGAGATGCGCTACCGCGGGCAATTCGCGCGTCCGTCTGGCATGGTCTATCCGAAGTTTGGGACTCATCTGTTCGTCGAGCCATTCGGCATTCCGGAGGACTGGCCTACATTCGTGGGGATCGATCCTGCGGTGTTCTACGGTGCGCTCATGGTCGCGTGGCATGATGGGATCTACTACGCATACAACGAATACTACGTGCGTCAGGTGCGCTCTGCGCCTGCCCACGCGAAGGACATGCTGTCTAAGGTCGAGGGGATAAATCAGGGATGGATATACGACCCGGCGAGGTTGACCGACATTGTGAACCTCATACCAGAGGGGTGCGGGCCATTCTTCCAAGCTGACAACGCCGTCAACGCGGGGATCACGACAACGACCAGGGTCATCGCTGGCGAGTTGAAGGTGATGCGCGGGCGGTGTCCTACGTTCTGTGATCAGATGGGGAAGTATCGATATCCGGTAGATGAGGCAACGGGTGAGATCATTGGCGAGAAGCCGATCAAGAAAGACGACGATCTCCCTGACTGCATACGGTACATCCTGCACACGCTTGAGGGTGCGCCGTTGGCTGAGAGATCCACTTTAGTTTATGACGATCGGCAAGAGATATCGACTTATTAAGGGGGAACGATGGCGAATAACAAGACGAGTGCTGAGAATGCTATCAACAGGAAGCTGGACGCGTTGAAAAGGGCGGTAGTGATGCTGGTTGACGCTTCACCATTTGGCCTACTCGACGATGATGCCGTGAATATATCGGAAGACCTCGATAAGGTATGGGATGAGGGCTGATGGGCTGGCTGATCGCGGGACTACTCATCGGGGCGATGATCGCGGTCGTGTGGGTGCAGGTGGTGGGGTGAATATGAGGGCGGTAGTCTACGGAGCCGAAACCGCATTTTATCGCAAGGATAGGGCGGTCTGAGAAATCGTCGTAGGGACGATAGGCGGGGCGGCTAGGATCGTACGTTGGCGTTCGTTCAATAGCCGCTCCGCACAGAAATGAGTGGTATTGACTACGATAGCGGTTAGGGTGTATACTGAGTCAGACGCGATCTCCCCAGACTAGGAGGGGCGACATGAGTAGCAGGAAGATGCGAGAGCCACTGCCCGATCCCGATCCAAAGGCACTGTATAGCCTATTCGGTGCGAAGATTAAGTGGGACATGTGGACTGAGGGTATGACGCTCCAAGGGACGGGTTACTCAAGGCCTATACATCTAGGGAGCATCAAAGCTCGAGCTTTAGAGATGGCGTATGCTCGCTTTGCGAAAAAGTATAACAGATGGCACCGGCGCATGAAGATGGAGTGCACAGACGGACATTGGCGCGTTGGGTGTGCTCGTATATACCCGGAGGCCATAGCATGAGCGACAAGAAGTGCTACATCGTGAGATCTGGTTTTGGATCGGGCGGTGGATATGTGTGCAATGCCGAAACATTAAAGCTAGTTGGCAACAGGAATAATCCTTCCGATGCAGCGCTATGCGCAGTACGAATGCCACTTGTTGAGGCATCTAAGGTTCGTGACCGAATGGATGCTAGAGGACTAAGTACTGAACTGATCAAATTACAATTCGGTCGCGTCTCACGGGGTGTCTAGTGCCTGATAATAAACGCGTTACAGTTGCCGAGCTTGCCGAACAGATGCGGGTGGATCGTGCCAATTATGTCGAGAGATTAGCGGACCTTGAGTTGGAGCTTGAGGACATCAACTGGCAGAAGGTCTCTGGCACGAGCGAGCAAGAATTCTCGCGGGACGGACTGCGCAAAATCACCGAGAAGTCACTTCTCTACTGGATGAAGAATCCGCTCATCCGTCGCGGCGTGAAGACGCAGGCGAACTACGTCTTTGGGCGAGGCGTCACAGTCACGGCGGTGCATCCCGAGGTTGACGAGATCGTCCAGGTGTTCATGGAAGACCAGAAGAACCGTGCCGTATTCACCACCATTCCCTCGCTGGTCAAGCTAGAGAAGGATCTGTGGATCACGGCTAATCTGTTCTTCGTGTTCTTCGACAACAAGAAAGGCGGGACGCGCATCAGCTTAATCCCGTTCTCCGAAGTTGAAGATATCGAGTGCAACCCAGAGGACCGCAACGAGCCGTGGTTCTATCTGCGATCATGGACAGAGGAGAGTCGCCTCACTGGGAAGAAAGAGATTCGTAAGGCTTGGTATCCCGACTGGAAGTATCGCCCGGATGCAGCAAACAAGATAGATGCGATTGACAAGGTTGAAGTGAAATGGGACAAGCCGATCTATCACGTCAAAGTGAACGCCGTACTGAATCAGAAGTTTGGTACGTCCGAGATCTACGCGTCCCAGGCCTGGGCGCAGGCATACAACAGGTTCCTCTCCGACTGGGCGACGATCGTTCGATCCTATGCGCGGTTTGCGTGGGACATGGTCAAGAAGACATCCAAGGGGCGCATTGCGGCAAAGGCGGCGCTTGATTCGGGCATCTCCAGTGACAGCGATTACAAGCCTGCACCATCAGCGGGGTCGGCATTCATTCACGAAGAGGGGACGAAGCTAACGCCATTCAAAACGGCGGGCGCAACTACATCGGCGGAAGACGGGCGACGGTTGCTGTTGATGGTCTGTGCTGAGATGGGACTGCCTGAAACGTTCTTTGGTGATGCGTCTGTAGGCACGCTGGCCACGGCGCGGTCACTTAACCGTCCGACTGAGCTTGAGTTCAGTCTGCGTCAGTTGCTCTACAAAGGCATGATCGAAGACATATGCGCGTTTGTGGTGCAGCGCATGGCGGAGACCGGGTACAAATCAGTGACGGGCGAGTGGGAGCCGGACGACTGGGAAGGCGAGCGGTTCGTATATGCGGACGATGTCGGCAACGATGATGAGACAAAACGAGACAAGCCGATCGACGTTACCGTAAACGTGGTATTTCCTCCGTTAGTTGAGGAGGATGTGAAGTCGATGGTTGAGGCTGTTGTCTCAAGTGCAACGCTTGACGGCAAGCCGTTCGCAGGCACGCTCGATGCAGAGTACACTACCAAGCGGCTGTTGACGGTGTTGGGTGAGACGGACATCGAAGACGTGATGACGAAGCTGTTCCCCGAGCCAGAGGACGGCGAGGAGTCTAAGGCAGTCAGCGCGGCGGTTGCTGATCTGCAAGGCGCGATCGAGGCGCTGTCAGATGAGCAAGGGAAGGACCGGACGGAAGTGGTGAAGGTGTTGGCGGAGTCGTTCGTACAAGCATTCAAGGAGGCGCGTGGTGATAAGGGTTAATATGCTTGGGATAGAACGTCCTTTCGATGATGTAATCGAATTGGCAAAGTACATGGTTGGCTCTGGCGAGTTCACTAAAGAGCAGAGTGACGCACTCGTCAAGGCAGACAATCTGTGTCGTGGCGCGGGTGGGAGATTACACTCCAGGCAGGCAATAGCGGCGATTTTAGTAGCGGTTGATGCTGCGCATGAAGTGAAGCCAATCT